ATATTCAGCGGAGGTAGAGTGAAAATACTCTGTAGCGGCTCCGCCCTGCAATCCAGCCAAGTCATTGTGTAGATTAGCTAAAGGTGTATTAACGTGGGTATTTCTGATTGTGCCATTGTAGGTTAGGGATATAGTTCTCGTATGGTCCGAAGTAACAAAGCCAAGAATCCCCATTTTTGTTGCTGCAGTAACTACAGTTGAAGGCTGAGTTGTATATATACTGAATTCAGTGTAGTTAGGGGATATAGATGTTATTTCTGGGGTAGTAATTCCAAATAGTTTCTTCCATACAGTGCCAGCAACCGCTGACTCATTGGTATACCCACTGGGTGTGGTAATAGTTACTACAGTATCAGAGGTTCTAGCGGTTATTTGATACAGACCTTGGGGGGTTTGCAAAAATGAAGCGACTGTATTTGTAGCAGAAGCATCTATAACCGAAGTTGCAAAGGGCGTTCCTGATGATGCTGTAGCTGTGCGGCTTGATCCTGTGCCTGTAGTAGTTACAGTGCCGACTACAAAAGGGGTAGCTGTATATATTTGCCTAGTAATGGTTGTAAACGAGTTGTTAGCGCGGCTGTCTACACCCGCCCATATCGTAAAATCATATACGCCAGCATCAAATATAATTCTATTTAGCGCGGTAGTAACAAAAGCAGAGAAGCAAACAGTATTATTAGCTGCTGTGCCTGTTATGACCTGCTCTGCTGTTGTGACTGGGATAGATGCAAAGGTAAGAATGGCTATATCGTTGTCAGTTCCCGCCGCAGTTATGACCGGAGTGGCGTTATAAAATACCACTCCTGTTCCGGCTGATGCTGAGTTAGGCGCAACATTAACCCAAGCTGTGCCGTTATACCCAAGCAACTCATTAACCGCCGCGGTACCAATTGATACATCGGATAGATTCTCTAATGGAATAGCTATGGCAGCAGAGCCATCAAAAGACACACCTGCTATGTTTCTTGCCGTAGCTAATACCGTTGCGGCTCCTGCTGTAAGACCTGCTGCAGTGCCAGTTATGTTTGTACCTGTAAAGGCTACTGGAGTACCCAATGCAGTTGCATTGCCTGATGCGTCCAGATTGACTGACTTCTCTGAAGGGTAAGTAACGAATACATCTTTGGTCCCAGCGGAGAATACTAGTGCTGTTGGCTCTGTTGCTGAACTGTTAGATAGAACTGTAGTACGGGCTAGGGTAGTACCAGAAGACGTATAGGTTCCAATGCCTACCTCCCACTCATTAGTCCCTTGCCCTGCGATACAGTAGTAGGTGGTATTTCCATCGCCAATTACAGCAAAGGATTGAAAGCCGGGAGCGGCTCCAGCAAGCGTGAATGTGCCATTACCTGCAGTGGTGGAAGTCTCTTTTACTCTGTCAGCTAAGATGAGCGCCATATGTCCCTATTATGGTTGAGTTTTTATCACTTGCCAACCACTTGTGCTTGATGTATTTATTGTACTCCAAGTTCCGCTTTCTGAAGTATTTATTGTATTCCAAGTGGCGGATTCTGAGGTATTAATTACCTGCCAGAGAGGACTGCTTGCAGTGGAATCCAAAGCCTGGGCAAGTTCATTAATTGAGGCTACAAAATCAGCGGCAGTAGACGTAGATGAAGAAGAGCTAACCAGCTCCTGTATACTTGAATGAAACGCCGCCATGCCATCAATAGCATCAGAAGCAGTAGCGCCTTCAGTAACAAAACTATTTAGATATGCTAACGCCTCTACAGCGTCAGACCCAGTGGCAGACTCTTGTATTAAGCTTCCAATACTATAGCTTGATTCTACTTGGTCAGCTCCAGTAACGCTTTCCTGTATGCTAACTGCAAATACTTCTATTGCTGATACTTGTTCAGATGCTGTTACCTGCTCTATTACAGAAACTCCAAATATGGCTTGAGTAGCTGTAACACCAGAAGCAGACACAGCCTCTATAACAGCTGAACCCATCTCAGCTAAAGCATACACTGCATCAGAAGCTATAAGTGATTCTAGAATAATGCCGCTTAGCTCTCCTGATGAGGAGGTCTGATCTTGTGCGGCGGCAGACTCTTGTATGGTAGAAGTAAATACTTGAATTGCAGATGCTTGGTCAGAAGCTATTGCAGACTCATCTATAGCAGAGTTGAAACCAGCAAATGCTATTACTACATCTAATGCAATGCTGGACTCATTTACCATTCCAGGAATTACTGGACTTCCTATAATAGAGTCTGATGCAGAAGTTGATTCACTAACTTCAGCATTTAGAAAAGCTCCTGCTAGTGAAGCAAATGGTGCAGCTGCAAATGATGAGATTCCAAACACATTACGCTTCGGTTAAAGCAGCTTCTGGAAACCAGCGATTTTGCTTATTACCTTCAGCATCAGTCCACTCTATATTGTAGAAGAACTCACCATCTTCCGTCATACGCAGACCCTGTACTGGACCTTTAGGGACTGCTAATTGAACTTTTACGTTCTGACCCTTAGTAAATTTTGTTGCCATTTGTCTCTCCTTATGCAGCGTCAAGGCTGAATGTATAAGTAACATTCAAGGTATCACCAGCAACTACAGCGCGATCACCAGGGGATTGGAAGTCAGAAGCTGAGAACAGAATGCCTGATGAACCAGTAGCCACTGAAGCTAAGAAAGCACCAGCAACAGTACCACCAGGTGCGGTAATAATAAACGCATTTGGTGAAGCTGAGTTGCTGATAACTGAAGGATCAGCAAGAGTTGCTGCGCCAAAAGTTACAGCTTGACGGTTTCCTGTGTAGTCTGTGTACTCAGACCAGCCAGTGTGGGAGGCCAAGGTATCTGCTGCAGCAATGGTTGTACCTGAACCTGGACCAGTAATCAGACCTAGATACCAAGCTGCGGTGTAGGCAGATCCAGAAAAGTACTTGTCATTCATGTCTTTCAGACCTTCATTGACAACTAGATTTGGGTTCTTTTCTTCCCACTTCAGCTTGCCATCTTGACCAAAACACTGAATGGTAAATACGCCAGCTCCGCCTGCAGCTGAAGTTGTTGCGCCACTTTGAAGAACACATGCACCCACTTTATCTGTAGAAACTAATTTATTTGAAATCATTTGAGGCTCCTTTAAGCAATTCTAATAACTGCTGATGATGCTTCGTCTGGCGGCAAAGTTATAACAAACTCTACTACTGTAGTCTTATCTGAACCAAAGTCCAAAACAGCTATAGATTTATTTCCCTTGCTGGAATTATATATTAATGCACCTCTTGCCGTAAATGAGGCTGGATTCCAAGTTGGGTTACTGAAGTCAACATATGCAACCCCATCTGCAGACTTTACTGTTACATTAGTTATCAACTTTCCTCCTGCCACATATCCAGTACCTGCAATTTCATTAGTGGCTGTATATATGGTTGTTGTCTCATCTAATGATGCAAGTGCAGTATACAATGCAATGTACAAAGAGTCAGTCTCTAAGTCATGTACACCATTTAGTATCTGCTCTTTAAAGCTTGTAGTTAGTCCCTGTCTTATGGTCATGTTATTTTAACCCTAACTTGACCTGATCTGTATGCATCCTGCCTTTCTAGACCATCACCCAGACGTTTGAGTTGACCCATAGCCTCTGCGTACTTAGCTTCTACATTACCAATTAGATCTGTCTCACCCTTCATAAACAGGTAAGCCTCTCTTAAAGAGCCATAGAATAATGCTGGATCAAAGTTATCTCCTAGCCAAGTAGTGCCTGCTGTGACTATAGACTCTGGATAGTAGTAGTAGTGCAGCTCTACATAATATTGAACATCAGGAGTTGGGCCCACAATAAAGGACAGCTCAGTAGTTACTACAGCTGGATCTGTATTAGTGGTAGTAGGGCCAAATAAAGCGTAGTACTGTGGCATCCCTGTATCCGTCTTAATGGGGAATGCAGCCCTTATAAAGTTCACATCCTTATCCAGCATATACTCATATGCCTGGGTTGTGTTATTTATAACTGACATTGAATATACTGCTAAGAAATCTGAAGGAGCTGACAGATATTGGTTATTAGCCGTTACCGTACCAGTTACATTCTTACGCAGCGCTGGAATCTGAACACTATTATATATCCTAGTCTCTGCCTGACGGACAAACGTAGGGATATAGTCTATGAACAATTGCTCATAGTTTTCTGTATAAGACTTAATCGCGTCAGTAAGCTGAGTATAGTTAATTTTACTAACTCCTAGCCCATTGGGCCTCTAGACATGGTCCCCTTAATTGCGGCACCATATCCACGCATTTTAATACCAGAAGTCTTAACATCATTCTTACCTGGATCTCCTGCGCTTACACGAGGAACCGCTTCGCGTGGACCCAACTCAGTAGCTTTAAGAAGGTTAGGATCTCTCATCTTCTTAGGGATGTAAGGACCACCAGACATTGTATGTGGCTTTGCATACTCAGATGCTGGGCCATTGAATTTAGCGCAACCGCATGCCTTAGCCATTATTTACCCTCCTGATACATAGCACGGGCTAGATTACGACCATACTTCTTCATATCATCTGTAGTCACACCGCCTTTTCTTAAAGATAGCGTGGTACCTTTTCCATCTTTGTGCTTTTGCTTGTCATGCTGCTTGAAGGCTTTTTTAATCAAAGCTACGTCTTGCTTCTTATCATTTTTGTCCATGTCCTGCTCCTAAGTAGTAGATACCGTTACATTGCTAACTAATCCAGGTGCTGCCAAATAGTTAGGCGTTAGCCCATTATCATTATTCCTAGCACCACCTACAGGAGCCCAGCCCCACTGAAATATTCTACTACCACCTTCAGGTGTTCCATCTGAATTAATATTTTGGCTTGGTGTTATCACCAGCTGCAATCCACTATATCCAGATTGGTAGTAGCCAACATCTGGCCTTGGCTCCCGTACTGCCTGTGGATCATTCACAGGATACATACCTAATGATAACTGAGGCTGATCCGGTTCCCAGCAATTCTTACATACTTTAATACTAGATATCTTTGTTTTAATTGTAAGCCTACGCAACTCTTTAAGCCTATACCTGAACCCACAGCGATCACACTCCGCTATTGAATTCTTAGCTGATGCGTACTTACTAGCCATTTTATCTGTATGTGATCATGCGCGGAACAAACCGCAGTGGCGCTTTCTCTCTATCCTCATCAGCAGCCAATTGCCATGCCTCATCATATTGCGCTTTCAGCATTGGTACTCTATCAATTGCATTAGGAAGCTTAACTGACAGCATATATGCAAGACCACAAACAATAGCGTTCTGGAATCTAAATGGAATTCCTTCCACATTAATACCATTGCCCGCATCTGGCATCCTAACCAGCCGCCAGTACACTAAATAATAATATGGTGTCTCTACTGTACCCTGACTAGGTGAAGGCCACACAGTGACTTGTGGGACCTGCTGGACCGCACCCTGCACATTAGTTGTCTGTCCAGATCTACGGTTAATGTATATCTGAATGGGCCGCCCCTGAGTTAACTTGTTTGGGATTGTAGAATAGGTAGATACACTAATTCTATTAATGTTCAAATCTGTCTGGTTGCTTACTTGACCTGGGCTGGTACGGATCACAGTCTCAATGAGGTCTACAGTATTTTCTGGAAGGTCATAAGTAATTTGACCCTGTATTAATGGGATTGTACCCTGCTCAATAGTCCACAGGTTTATGCCACGATTAGCCCACTCAGTAAGCAGGAAGTTAAGACTTCTCCTAGCTGTTCTAAAGTCATAACCAGTACGCAGCTCTAGGCCGCATCTCTCAAAGGCTTCTTCTATAAGCTCATTGAGTGCTGGGTTAAATGTTGATGTGGCTACTGTATATGGCATCTAACATTTCCATTTTTTAAGACTTTTGTTAA